CAGAGGTATGTGTAAGTAGACATTCTAAGTTTGAGTTTACACAAGGTAAGTGGGATGCTGCTGTCAGCTTTACAATGAATGCTGGGTGTGGCAACTACAGAAGTTCTACATATTCCAAGACTGGTACTTGTAGCACACTACTGGCGTGGAACAAATATACTGACCCTGCCACCAAGAAGAAGGTGGTTAGCAAGGGGCTTGATAATAGACGTAAGGCGGAGTATGCTCTATGCGTGAAGAACTGAAACACTATTCAACACACATCCTCTTGCTGGGTTCCATTCTAGACGTTGTGGCATACACGCTAGATGCCACAGGGGATTACCTACTGCTTAGTGGCGCAGTAAAGGTATTGGCTCTTATAGCCAAGTTTATCCCACAAGGATTGGCCAATGAATCAAAGTCTAATTAAGCTGGCCTTGCTATTCCTTGCTTTATCATTTAGTGTGTTTAGTGGGTATTGGCTTCGTGGCGTACTTGAAGAGAACAAACAGCTAAATGACTATCTTGTTAAAGCTGGTGAGGCGTTTGTTTTACAAGGCCAAGTGTATGAGGCCAACACTAAACTGGTTGCTATAGAGGAAGAGGCCAAGCAACTTCGTAAGCGTAAGTTTGACAAGGCTGTGGTGAAATATGTTGAAACTGTTGGCACTACTAAGTGCTTGTCTTAACTACCAACACCGCCAAGTAGTGCTATGACGCCAGTTGGTGAGTGGGAGTTGATGTCAGAGACAAACACAGAGCTAGAGAATGCCCAAGTGTTTGGGCGTAACCAAGAGTTATCTAGGGAGTGGCGTTCAAAGGCCATGGCCCTTCAAGACTACGTAAGGAAAATACGTGAGCAAAATTGATTTAGATCCAATCACCTCTGGATACAACCTGTCCAAGATAAATGCTAACTTCCAAAAGTTAGAGGATGAGCTTAACAACAAAGTGCTGTACAGGAATTCCCCTGCTGGGGAGCCTAATAGCATGTCGTCCAACTTAGACATGAATAGCAAGTCTATCCTGAATGCCAATAAAATCTCCAGTAATATTCTTGAGCTTGGTGGGGTGCAAGTTGTCCCAACCAGCTTGGCTACAGACCCTTATAACGGCACAAGAGAGGCGTTACGCCGTAGTTATGCGGAGGCAGGATACCACCTGGTAGATGGCAGCTTTGAGGCTGGCGGTACTCTGGTTAACACCAACGATGCTCTGCTACAAGAGCGCACAGGGAAGGCGTTCACAGGCCCGGCGGGCACTGTTTCCGCTGGTACAAATCCGGCGAGCGGGGGGTTTGTAGGCAGAAGCGGCGATGTTGTTGCAACCTTCAACACCTTGGTCGATGTAGACGGTAACGTAGTGCTCGGCCAGCGCGTGGTTGTGCGCGAATACTCGATTGGCAGCAAGTCCGGGGTTCTGTTTTTTAAAGTTGTAGCATCTGGGACTGGTGTTGCCGACGGTGGTAAATTTATAAATCTTCCGTCCAGTGGCCTACAGCTTGAGCAAAACATTAAACTACCATGTGACCCTCGTGCGTGGGGGGCTGTCGGCAACGGAGACCATGCATACGCAGATCGTGATACATCTGGTTTGCAGGGGGCTGTTAATTATGGATCGACTTACGTAAATGATGGCCATTATATCATCAATTCTACTACTTCCGTTCCTAATGCAATCCAATCATCGCCAGGCGCAAAACTTGAGTACATCAACGCGACAGGGCCTTGTTGGAACGTCACTACAGCTCCGGTCGCGCTAGATTTAAATGAGTACAGCGCAACGATACTGGATAATGGTGCGGACCGCGCTAACACGTGGTCAGTTGTTTTAAACAAGGTTGCTCGCTCTAACATCGCGGTAAACGTTGAACCGGGTGATAAGTACAACACCATCTACGGTGGTCTGACTGCTTCTCAAAAGCTGGACCTTAAGTTTGGTGTACGGGTCACCGGCAATAGCTTTACCTGTTACCTGCTAGGCAAATTATCGCGATCTTCAATCCTGATGGAGTCCGCCGACTGCCACATCGTCGAGCCTGCCGTGATTTGGTCAAATGAGCGGCGATGGGCCATTAAATTACTGGCGAATTCAACGACGATTGAAGGCATTCAGATGGTGCCTGGTGTTGAGTATGGAATATACTCTGACGCCGCTGACATCACCTACACTCAGATTCTAGACAACTATTTTGACGGCAATACAAAGTTGCAGTCTGAAATACCAACTGGGCACATGATATATTTCACCGGAAACCTGCGTCGAAGCATGATAGGTTCAAACAGGTTCTTCATACCCGCCAAACGATCTATTCATGTTGGCGGCAGATTGGAATCCACGCCAATTATCATGAATAACTTCTCTAATGGTGACTCTGCTGACTTGGGGTTTGGGGATATTTATCTGGGCTCTCACCAAGGCTCCGCAATCATTGGCAACGCCTTCATGCGTGATAATATAGCAGCTAAAACAGGGGCAGCTAGAGCACAGCTGCCGCAGCCACCGATTACCATTGTAGCGTCACAGAATGGTGAGTTTGACGAACCTATGTTTGTGACGGGGAATTCGCTGCAAGGCACAAACAATTACGCTGATTCTGTATACCCAGCAACAAGTGCTGTCATAACAAAAAACAACCACAAGCGAATTCACAACAAAGGCGCTATTGTTACCCGTTATTCAGATGGGGCAGAACTAAAGTGCTACAAGATACAGCCTCTCAGTCAGCCTGTTCTTGATTCCCTTCCTGCTGGTGTAATTTACACAGATAGCCTCAACGCGCTTGGAATAGCGGACGGTAGCAATTCGTCTGGTTACATCACTACAACCAGAGTCCAAGACGCAAATAACCTATCCGTCACGAATTTCGGAAAGCAGGAAGTAGTGACCAACACTGGACGATTCTTGATTATCAGAACTCTAGTAAATGGTGTATGGGGTGCTTGGCGTCAGATATAAATTTGAGCTTGTTATTTTGGCTTACAGACTCACCTCACGATGGCTGTGCGCTGGCAAGTGGCAACCCCGCCGGGGGTAGCACAATTGGTTCTCGGCACAAAGTACGTGTAAAAAGCCCCTGTGAAGGGGCTTTACTTTATACAGCCATTCAACAATCGCCTTTGCAGCGGTTGCTCCATATGCAACGCGACAGAGCCAGCCTTGCTGCTCTCGTGACAGCAGGAAATCGACTTGCTCTTTGCTGATGCTTGAATCAAACATTACAACCTTTTAATCAACATAATAACAAAGGTCTGATTTATAGGAGGCCGGATGAATAAAAAACTGCTAACAGATGGGTCAGGAAAGCCACTGACACAGGGGCTGTTCTTAGAGATAGGATATAGTGATTCTGCACTATATACACTAAAAGACAATGATCACGAATATAATGACAAAGTGCTTCCATCCATAAAGCGGCTGTACTTAGAGATGGAGGATGTCACGGAGTACGAGTTTGCAAACAAATACTTCCTTGGATGGTCTCATTGGCAGCGTATTTGTAATAACAAAGTGTTGCGCAAGTACATTGATGACTGGCGTGTAGAGCTTGAATTGAAACTTAGGGCACGTGCTGCCAAGTTGATGATTGACCAAGCCTCTGGCGGTAGCTACCAAGCTGTTAAATGGCTAGCTGACAGGGGGTGGGACGTCAAGAAAGCGGGGAGGCCTACTAAGGAAGATGTCGAGTCAGAAAAGAAAGCCATGGCTAAAATTGAAAGTGAGTATGGCTCAGATGTAGTAAGATTATTTGGGGATAACTAATGTCTGACTGGTTGACAGCCGCAATAAAGAAAATTGAAGACATGCCACAGCAGGCCAAGGATGTTCGTCAGGCGGCGATGGACGATTTGTTTACCTTTGCACGGCTGATTAACCCACAGCGTGTCTATGGTGAAATCCACAAAGAGGTATGCAAGTGGTTGCAGAGCAACAACGACCAAAACCAATTACTGTTGTTGCCACGAGCCCACATGAAGAGTCATCTGATTGCTGTATGGTGTGCATGGTGGATTACAAAACACCCAGAGACTACAATTTTGTACATCTCTGCCACTGCTGAACTGGCCGAGAAGCAGCTCTACGACATCAAGAACATTCTCACTTCACGAATCTATGCCAGGTACTTCCCTGACATGATTAACCCAGAGGAAGGTAAGCGTGAGAAGTGGGCCGTGTCAAAGATAGCCGTAGACCACCCTAAACGCAAATCTGAGGGCGTCCGTGACTGGACTGTAGCAACTGCTGGCCTGACAACTAACACCACTGGGTGGCACGCTGATGTCATTGTGGCCGATGACGTAGTTGTACCAGATAACGCCTACACAGAGGATGGACGTAAACGTGTTACCGCCGCTATGTCACAGATGACCTCAATCCGTAATGCAGGTGGCTTCACGAAGGCATGTGGGACTCGCTACCACCCAGCAGATATCTACTATACTTGGAAAAACCAGAAAGCCACATTGTACGACGAGGAAACTGGTGAAATCACTGGTGAGCGTCCTTTGTGGGACATCAAAGAACACGTCGTAGAAGAGGATGGACGCTTCCTGTGGCCACGGGAGTCAAGGCCAGATGGAAAGATGTTTGGATTTAACCTAAACATTCTGGCTGGTATTCGTGGAGAATACGAAGATACTACACAGTACTACGCCCAGTACTACAACAATCCAAACGACCCTGGCTCTGAGCGCATAAGCCGAGATAAGTTCCAATACTATGACCAAAGGTTTGTAAAACAGGCTGGTGGAGATTGGTTCTTTAAAGACAGGCGGCTAAATGTCTATGCCTCAATCGACTTTGCATTCTCGCTCTCGAAGGCTGCCGACTATACTGCTATTGTGGTTATTGGGGTTGATTGTGAAGG